ACGAGCTGCGGCTGTCCAGCTTGAAGCGCAGCGCCGAGCGCAAATCGCAGCAGAAAGCGGCGGCGCCGCACGGCACTCAGTAGACGACGCCATCGCCCGATGGCTGCGAGACTACGCCGGGCGGCTGAAGGGCGCTGCGTCGCTGCAAAGCAAGGTCCGGGCCGTGGTGCAGCACACGCACGGCGCTGACATCACCGAGATTGTCGAGGTAGCCGCCCATGTCCGAGCCGCCGGTGTGGAGGCGGATCTGGCGGCGGCCACGATCAACCGCCGGCTGGCGATCCTGCGCCGTGTCGCGAATCTTGCTCACGAATGGGGATGGCTGCAGACGCCGCTCGGGCAGCGGATCAAGCTGCTGCCAGGCGAGAGTGCTCGGCACGTCTACCTGTCACCAGATGACGTCGAGCGACTGGCAGCAGCCTGCAGCAATCCCGCATGTGCACTGGCGATCCGCCTGTCTGCGCGCACCGGGCTGCGCGAGACCGAGGTGCTGCGCGCCGCGACGATCCGCGGCGGCTGCATTGAGGTAGCCGCAGAGAACGCAAAGTCCGGGCGCCCGAGGCTGGTACCTGTTCCGCCAGATATGCCAGGACTTTCGCTGCCGATCGGCATCACGTATCACCAGCTTCGCAGAGAATTCGAGGTCGCACGGATCGCCGCAGGACTGCCGCATGTGCGATTTCACGACTTGCGACACACAGCGGCCTCGTGGTGGCTCGGCACAGGATCGAGCCTGGCGACGGTGCGCGACCTGCTCGGCCACTCTTCGGTTGCGGTGACGTCGCGCTATCTGCACCTGCTGCCAGGCGACCTGGTGCGCGGTGCCGCCGCGGTCGATGCGATGCTGGATCGCACAAAAACTGCACAAGATGACGCAAGTGATTGACTTGCAAGGCCGATGATGGGATTTTAAGTCCCTTGTGTCTACCCATTTCACCATCCGGGCGCCTTGTGTTTTCAATGACTTACATGCGTTTTGCAATGTCAGATTGCGACATTGCGGGCCACATTGTGCCGCCCAATGTCCTGCCGGTCGCACAAAAACTGCACAGCACGGCGGCATGAATTCGGCGCGCTGTGCAGGATAGCACGGCAGGCTGCCGGGCGTCTCGCAGGGCAATCAAACTCAGTTCAGAGATCGCAGAAAACGCTTGACATATGTACGCAATGCGTACATAATACAGTCATGGGGTGAGCGATGGGCGAGCCTTGATTTTTAGGAGAACGAGATGAAAGACTATGCAAAACTCTGGCGCGCCGGTAACGACGCCGGAGATGGGTTCGCTGTCGGAGAAGAGGACGGAAGTATCAACCAAGTCGACGGCATCGGCGATCTGGTAATCAACGGGCTGGACAACGACGGTTTCGCCGTCTATGTCGACCGCGACGGTCACGAGACCGTAGTCGCTGACGCAAACGGCCCCTGGGCCGTCCGCGTCGATGAAATACTTGATTGCTAGGAGAAAGGTTTGACGGCGAGCGCCTAACAATTCATCCGGGCGCAAGCCCGGATTTCAAGGAGAACGACATGGATAGGGAGACACCAATGGCAACATACGCCATCGTCTATTGGGGCAGCCCGTTGCACGTGATCCGCACAGCTACCACCGCAGCCCGCGCAATTGCCGCGGCCAAATCAGCAATCGGCACAGGCAACTGCACTCTTGCTAGAGTCTACGAGTGCCAGACCAAGCGCCTCGCGAAAACAGCAGACATCTCGCGAGTCAGGGATGGAGAAAGGATCATCTGGAATGGATAGCCCGACACCGCAAGCTGTTCGAGATGCCCGCCGTGCCGCAGGCCTTACGCAAGAGCAAGCCGGCGCCACGATAGGCCGTGCACGCCGCGCATGGCAGGATTGGGAATTGGGAAACCGCCGGATGCCTGCCGGCCTGTTTGAGCTATTCCAGATCAAGACCACCAGCCGCCCATAGGCGGCTTTTTCCTGCGCGCGCGGGCCGGGGTGATCATTTACCGGACGGGGATACGCCGGCTGTTACGTCGCTGGTTTGCCCCCAGTCTTCCGGATCCGTGATTCGGCGGTGCTTGGTGCCGTGATAGATGGCGCAGCCGGATTCGATCGCGGCGAAACGCGCGTTCGTCGCGCCGATCAGCGTGTCGATGCGGTGACGCTCTTTCTCTCGGTCGCTTGCGATTTCGCCCTTGATGATCTGCACCTCGATTTTGAAATCCTCCAGCGTCCTGCAGATCGAGTCGAGACGCGCCATCTGCGCCCGCTGCCAGAGCGCCGCGGCGCCGAGCAGGCCGGACCAGATCGCCGGCCAGAAAAGCTGTATCAGTTCAGTCGCCAAAGGTGACATGCGCGCGGTCCTCGGTCAAAGCGGTGTCGATGTCGATGATGAGCCGCTCGCCGGCGCCGTCGATCGGCCGGCCGTCGATGCGCGCCTGCAGCGCCTGACGGTCGATGTGTTGGCGGGCGCGCAGCAGCAGGCGGCGCAGCAGGAGCAGATAGCCGCGGTCGGCCAGCACGGTGCGCTCCCACTCCAGCGCGTTGTGCGGCTGCACCGCGCGCGCGGCATCGTCCGGAGCGGGTCTCGAGTACGGGCGCGCGGCCTGAAATCGATCGTGCTGGCCCATGCGCATCAGATCCACGTGATCGGGCCGACGGCGGCGCCGGAAAGCGGGTTCGAGCGCGCGGCGATCTGCTCGGTGCGCGGGTTCCAGCTTGCGTACCGCCGATTCGATGCGTTGCCGGGCATGATCGCGGTGTAGTCGTAGGCCGCGCCTGGCGTGGAAAACTCGACGACGGATATTGGCGGGCGGCCGAAGCCTTGGTCGACACCTGCCTTGTAAAGCCACTGCAGCAACACGTTGTTTGTTACTCGGTAGATGCTGCTCGATCCGAACCACAGATCGGCATCCGGAATCGCGCTGCCGTTATAGATCAGCCCCGGAATCGGGCGCTGCCATTCCGGGGGCGCTCCGTACCAGCGGATTTCAGACGACAGCCACAGCCACAGCGAACCGTCGTTGCGGAAAGCGAAGCCGTGGCAGAGATCCTGAGTGTGCAGGTCGGTCGCGTGGTACGAGTGCACATAGTTCCAGACTACCGCCGGCGTGCCGACGACGCCATTCGCTGATACGTTGACGAGCGCCACCGTGGCGATGATCGCCATGTCCTTCATCGATGCGGCCGACATCGCGTTGAGCGGGTTGTACATGCCGCGCATGACGACTATCTGCCGCCCGTCCGGGCTGCTCTCGGTCATGATGTAGCGCTGCAACTGCACGTTGAAACCGCCGTCCACGGTCGGCGGATCCTGCGGCGCTGATCCTCCTCCGGAAACCGGGCGCTGCCAGTCCGTCGTGCCGGTGTAGGTCCGGCGCTGCACTGAACTGGGCGTTATGCCGCGCAGATAGGCATCCGCAGTCTCGATCGAGAATCTGCCAAGAACATCCCATGTCAGCATCTGGCTGCCGGGCGTCTGGTGATAGCGGATGACGTCCCAGGTCGTCGTCGTCGCGGTATCGGAGACCAGCAGCAGGTCGCAGACGCGCACGATGCCCTGCGCATCGACGTGCAGCCAGGCAGTCACCGTCGGCAGCATCTGCACGCCGGGCGCATAGTCCTGGCCGGACGCAAGGACGACATCATCGAGAAACTGGTATCCTGCGGACGCATAGTCAGGCGGCAGCAAGTTGCTGGCCGGGACGCCGGGCGGCGATGGGTGCTTGAAGTAGCGCGTATTGCCGTAGCGCGGCACCTGCATCGGAGACGGCTTGGGCAGAGGGTTTCCGGCCAGGTCGGTGATCGACGTGCGCAGGCACAGACCGTGATACGGCTGGCCGACAGACAGAAGCCGCGATAGGTCGGTCATGTTCCACTGATTTGCGTCTGACTGGTTGCTGTTGTTGACCAGCAGCGCGACATCGGGCCGGGACACCGCTGGCATGAATCCCCATGGCGCCGCTCGAACCTCGACAGAGCCCTTGCCGTCCGGCGTTACCAGGGAAAACTTCTTCAACCGCAATCGAGGCTGCGCGATGCTGCCGCCGTCGAACAGCCGGTCGGCGGTCTGCGTCTCGTTGCCGGAGCGGTTGAGGCACGACGGCGATCCAGCCGTAACGCCGCCGTCAGTTTCCCGCTTGAAGTTCCATCTGAATGTCCAGAGCGTACCGCCCTGCTTCCACTCGATCGACTTGAGTCTCTGCGCCGCGCCGATCAGCGAATGGTTGAAGACTTTGACTGTTTCCTTCGGGTGCCACTCGCGCGCCGCGTGGCTGGTCTCACTCAGCACGATGTCGTTTTGCCCGGCGCCGGCCGGCGATGCGGCTGCGACGGTTGCCGACGCGAAACACAAATGAATCGGCCCGATCGATAGCGAGGGCTTTGCGCCCTCGAACGACATGCGCTTGATCTGCTGCCGATCGACGCGCCAGACGCCGTCGGACGACACGAGCGTATCCAGCGCCGCATGCCACTCGTGCGCCTGCCACTGCTGGCCGAAGCTGTAGGTCCACCAGTCGGATCCGACGCACGCCGGCTCCTGCACGACGACCGAGTACTGGCCGTGATCGTAGCTGCCGACACGCTGCGGGATGGCCGGCAGCGGCATTGATGGCGACAGCACGCGGTCGCGGCGCGTGGTCTGGCCGGCACCGTTGCGCAGCAGCTCGCGCGACCTGATGAGGCTGGAGACGGTCACCGGCTGCCTACTCGGATACCGCGCTGCCGGTGCGCTGCGGGATCGGCATGACCGGCACGTCGGCCGGCAGTTTCTTCGGCTCGTAGCTGGTCAGGCCTGAGCCTGTCGACAGGCGGTCGAGCGATTGCACGAGGTCTTGCGGGTCGCGGTCGGTGCTCATGGCGTCCTCACAGCGTGATGGTCAGCGGATCTTCGGTCAGCGGCGCGCTGTAGCTGCTGGCGAGCGGAATCACCGCCTTGTCGCGCTCGACCGCTTCGACGTCCGGGAAGGTGACCGTGAAGACGTGGTCCTCGGCCAGCAGGTAGTTGAAGTCGGCGGTAGCGGAAGAGGCGAGCGGCGTGGAGCTTGGCGACGATCCGGCCGGCGCTGCGGTCGGCGTGCTCGGATGGCTGGTGCCGGTGCCGGCCACCGAGCAGATGGCGATCGAGAAGTCGGTCGTCGCCTCGCCGGTTTCCGGCGACAGCACATGCGAGACGGAAAAGCACTTACCGGCCGCATGCACGACGCCGGTGTCGATGTCGATGGTCTGGTCAAGGTCGATGGCCGGATTCAGCGCGACACGGCCGCGCACCAGGTTGCCGCGGTGCGATCCGTGGATGCGCACCTTGGCGATCTGGATCAGCGTTTCCATCGCGGCATTGGCGGCGGCGCGGTCGGTGTCGGTCGTCAGCGAAACGTCTGCGGCAACGGTGTAGCCGAGCACCGGCGTTGCCGTGTCGAGCGGCGGGATGCCCATGATGTCGTTTTTCCAGAGCGTCATGGCCTGCTCGGCGGTCTGGATCGGCGGATAGACGCCTTCGAGCGCGCCCTGCAGCGATTCGCGCATGGTGCCGACCGCGCTGATGCTGTTCGGCGCCTGCACGGTGATGCTGTGCTGCTCCTCGATCGTCTGGCCGAAGTCGAACGACACCTCGGCATCAAACCCCATGCAGAGCTTGATGTCGGCTTCCGGGTTTGGGGTCCAGGTGCCGATGGCGTAGGTCGGCATCGCGATGTAGGTGATGTCCTCGATCGTTCCGCCGGCGCGCTCGATGGCGGCGACGACGGCATCTCGCTGCAGCCAGTAATTGAGGTCGAGCGCGTGCTGCGCGAATGTCGTCAGGTCGACGTACTGGTACGCCAGCGGGTAGCTTTCCGCCTTGACGCGCGGGAAACGATAGTCGAAGCGCACTTCGACGCGGTTGACGAGCTGGTTGCGGCTGGCGAGCGAGACATCGACCGAGCCGTCGAGCAGGTGCGCGTCTGTCAGCTCCATGTCTGGCGTGACATTCGGCTGCCAGGCGGTGAGGCGCGGCGAGCCGCTGACATCCAGATCGAGCGCCGACGGCAGCGTCGATAGCCGGTCCTGCAGGCGCACCCAGCCGCGGGCTGCCGGGTCGAAGATCGCCGGGGAATGGTAGCCGCCCGGTGTCAGCGCGTCGACGGCGGCGTTGTCCATGGCGTCGATCAGGCCCTGCAGGTTGTCGGTGCAGCGCAGGCTGATCGTGCGCAGCTCAAGATCGAGCGTCGGCGTGTCGATCAGGCCGGTGAACAGGCGGCGGATGTCGGCCGGCGATCCGGATACGACGTCGGCGATGTCGATGGTGATCGACTTGCCCACCCAGGCGGCGATCGCGAACGCGGTCCCGGCCAGCGGCCGGATCGTCAGCTCGGCGATGCGCGCGGCGCCCTCCTCGGCATCGACGCGGATCTCGCCGACGATGCGTGCCGACTGGTCGACGCCGTTGATCGTGACGATCGCCGCCCAGACGCCGGCGGCGGCACCGCTGCCGCTGGTTCCGGAGTAGGTCTCGTTGGCCATCGCTCAGACCTGCTCGGCGATCAGCTCCCACCGATAGCTGGCGGTGGTGCGCTCGCCGGACTCGGTCGGCCGCGACAGCCAGGCGGTTATCTGCGGGTAGTAGAGGATCTGGTACGCGAGCGCCCCGGCGACGGCATCGGCGGTTCCGACGTTGCCGACGAGCGCGAGCGCGGTATCCTGCACGCTGCCGTCCGGCATGATCGCCCAGGCCCACGGCTCGTAACCGGTATCGGAGCGGCGCGCGGCCGGCAGCGTCGCCTGCCGGCTGCCGTCGGCCGTCAGCGCGCAGGGGACGGCGCTGGCGACGGTCTGCTGCTGCGTGGTGTCGATGCCGGCGAGCCCGGGCGGAATCCAGCCGGTGCCGGAGAAGGTGATGCGCAGCTTCGACCAGGTGGCCTGCTTGATGCCGGTGCCGCCGATGGTGCGCAGGATGGTCTCGCCGCCAAGCCATTCCAGCGTCGTCTCAAGGTCGATGCCGCCGCGCAGCGGGATGTCGACGGCGCCGATGCGGGCTGTTTTCATCGTCTGCCCCCTTTCGCCAGCGCCGCGCGGCTGAAGTCGCGCTGCAGGCGGTCAAAGTCGTAGGCTTTCATGCTCACCTGATAGCCGCCCATGCCCGGGAAGTTGAAGACGGCTGCTGCGCGCGCTTCCTTCTGCGTCGGAGTGCGCAGCGGCGAAAGCGCGATGCGACCGACGAGTCCGCCGTCGGCGAAGCCTGGCAATGCGGAGACGCCCTGGCGACGCAAGCGCTCCAGGAAGGCGAGCATGCCGCGCTGCCGGACGACCTCCTGCGGCAGCACGTATTCGCCGCGATGGACGATGCCGGCCGGCGCGAACTTGCCGCCGCGGCCGGTGTATCCGCCGCGGGCGAAGCCGAGGCCCTGCAGCGACGTGTCGCCCTCGCCGAGCGATCCGGACTTCGCGAGCGCACCGGTGTCGCCGGTCTGTTTGACCTGGATTTCGAGCACCTTGACCGTGACGTCGGGGATCGCGGCAAGCTGCGCCTGGATTTCAGAGACCGACTGCTGCGCCTTCGAGATGTCGACTTCGAGCGACAGGCCGACGAGTTTCTGCTGCAGCTCGGCGACCTTGGCGTCGAGCTGTTGCAGGTGTTGCGCCTGTTGCGCGGCGCGCTCGTCGAGCGCAACGGCTTCCTGCTCCTTGATCTTGGCACGCGCTTCGCTGGCCATGGCTTCTGCTTCGCTGATCTTCTCGATCATGCGGGCGCGGTCTTCCGGGTCGGCGATGCGGTCGACCAGCCGCGAGGCTCGCTCGGCGTCGCGCGTGGCCTGGTCGGCGAGCTTGGCGGCGTTCTCGGTGCGCTTGTAGCCGGCGGCCAGCTTGGCATTGAGCGCAGCGCTGGTGGCGTCCGCCGCCAGCGTCTGCGCCTCGCGCTGCGCGAGGAACGCCTGGTCGGCTTCGGAGAGGCCGGAGCGGCGCGCATCGGTGGCTTTGTCCTGGCCTTCGAGGCGCTTGTCGGCGGCGTCGGCGCGCAGCTTGGCGGCTTCTTCGCGGGCTTTTTTTGCTTCGGCGACGGTGGTTTGCCATGCTGCGCGCATCGCCTCCTGCAAGCGTTGCGCGTCCTTGAGCTGTTCCTCGGTGACTTCCTTGCTGGTCTTGAGGATGTCTGCAGACGCCTTGCCGGCGGCGATCGCGCGCAGTTGCTCGAGGTTGGCAAGCGCCGTCTGCAGCTTCTTCTGCAGCGCCAGGCGCTTCGCGGCGACTTCCTCGTCGGTCTGGATGCCGGCGGCGGCGTCTTCGCGTTTCTTCTGGCGCTCGTAGTAGGCTTCGAGCCTCTGCAGCGCCGTGATCTCGCCGTAGATCTCGATCTGCCGAGCCGCGCTGGCCGACTTCTGCGCCTCGCGCAGGTCCTCGATGCGCTTGCGGGTGTCCTCGAGGTTGGTCGCCGCATCCTTGCCGAGGCGCCCGAATACGCCGAAGACCATCGTGTCGTAGTCGACGCCCGACATCTTCCAGTCCAGCAGCTTCTCGAGGACGGAATTCAACGCCGGCAGCAGCGCGTTGCCGATGGCCATGCCGGCCGTGCCAGCGGCCTTCTTCATGCGGTCGAGGTTGTCGTTGAACTGCTCGCTAGCCTTGGCGAGATCCGCCGTCATCACGCCGCCCAGGTCCTGCAGCTCCTGGCCCATCTGCTTGATGGCGTCCGCTCCGCCGGACAGGGCAACCACCAGGTCCTTGCCGACCTTCTCGCCGAAGATGGCGATCGCGGCGTTTGTCTGCTCGGCGCCGGCCGGAAGGTCGGCGATGGCGTCGGCCAGGTCGTAGAAGACATCGATGCCGCTGCGCACCTTGCCGCTGGAATCCTTGATCGAGACGCCGAGCGCGGAGAATTTCTCGACGGCTGTCTTGTTGCCGGCCGCGGCGTCGCCGATCTCGGCATTCAGCCTGACGAGCCCCTTTTCCAGCTTGTCGGCTTCGACGCCGGACAGCACGGCGGCGTACTGCAGCTTGCTCAGATCCTCAACGGCGATGCCGGTCTTGACCGACAGCTTGCTGAGTGCGTCGCCGGCGTCGATGACCTGCTTCGTCATCGCGGCGAGGCCGGCGACGGCGCCGAGGCCGGCGAAAGCCTGCAGCGAGGTCAGCGCCTTGAGCGAGACAGCCTGCATGCTGCCCAGCTCTTTCGATACCGTCGAGATCGCCTTGACGGCTCCGGACGAATCGCCGCTGATGACGACCTTGGTTTGCGGCAGTTGCGCCATGGATCAGCCCTTGTGTGCCAGTTCGTTCGCCAGGCGGACGGCTGCGAGGTACAGCCGCCACGGGTACTGCAGCAGGTTCGCGTGCCCGTGCTGGCTGATCAGGATCGCCGCCGAGCGGTCTAGGTCTGCGACGCGATCGCCGCGAGCAGCGCGCTGGTGTGGCGCGTCAGCTCCGACCGAACGCGAAAAAAAAACGGGTTAAGCGCGCGCGCCGCGGCCAGCACCGGCTGCAGCGCCTGCACCGGGTACGGCTCAAGCTCGGTCACCGGCACGCCGCAGAGGCGCGCCAGGTCGTCGAGCCCGCAGTCGTCGAAGGCCATCGCGTGCAGCGGGTCGCGCGGCGTGCCGGCGGCGAGCTGCGCGTCGAGATCGACGAACCAGGCGCGGACGTCCGCGAACGACAGCTCGCGGACGGTGAAGCTGCGGTCGCCGACGGCGACCTCCTGCTGCGCGCATGCGATGCCCACTCGCTTACTCCTGGATCAGGATCTGGCCGTACTTCGAGAATCCCGAGGTGGTGACCGTGTCGTCGGACTGCACGGCGAAGCTGACTTCCAGAGCGCCGAAGTCGTCGCCGATCAACGAAACGTTCTGCGCCGCGCCGAGCTTGCACTTCCAGAACTTGACGCTCAGGTACTTGTTGTCGACCTCGTTGATGCCCTCGAAGTGGATCGAGACATCGGGCGCGGCCGAGATCAGCGCATCGACGCGGGCCGACAGCTTTGGCGTGTAGCTGATGGTGATGCTGTCGCCGCTGGCGACGCCGCCGGTCGTGATCGTGTCGGCGATGAGGATGCCGGCCGGCGAGACGGTGTAGTCGGCCGTCAGGATGGTCGTTGCGCCTTTTTTCACGGTCGGTGCGACGGCGGTATCGATCAGCGCCTTTGTCGGCACGAAAGCGCCAGTCACGATCTTGTAGCCAGCCTCGTCGACCACCGGCGTTGCTGCCTGCGCGGTGTTGGTGCCCCAGATCATCCTGGCGAGGTTGTCGGCCGTGAAGTGCCGCAGCGACAGCGTTCCCGAGACGTCGGAAATACGCTTGATCGAAGCGTCGAGACCGCCGGCAGCGTTGCGGTAGTTGAGCAACGACGCTTCCTCTTCGGAGAAGGAGAATGTCATTTCCGATACGTTGCCGACGCGCTTGAGCGGTCGGTTTTCAAAGGTTGATCCGCCGGAGTAGAGCGCCATCGATACCTGGCCCTTGAGGCGGAATGCTTGCATGGTCATGAGTTGGTCCTTTCGGGATCAGGAGGCGGCGAAGTGCGCCGGAATGGAGAATCCGATCGACGTGCGCAAAACGCGCCCGTCAAACTTGGTGTCGAGGCCGTCGAGCATTTGCGGGTACTGCATGGGTGCGTACTGCCACGAGAGCAGCGCCGTGATGCCGTCCTCGAGCATGGCCTGCGCCGCGACTTTTTCCGTCGGCGAGGCGTTTGGCAGGTCGGTGTAGACGGAGAAGCTGTAAGCAGCGTCGTAGGTCACCGCGTCGCCGCGCACGGCGTCGGCCAGCACCATGCGTTCGAGGCGCACCTGAGCAGCAACGGGCTCCAGCACAACGTCGACAAAATCGATCACATCGTAGGAGCCGAACAACTGACTTCCCGAGGCGAGATTTGCCGCGAGATGCGCAATGATTGCCGATTCCTCGATCCTCATGGCTGCTGTGGCGCTCTCGCGTAGGCGTGGAAGAAGGCGCTCATGATGTCGCGTGACAGCAGATCGTATGTCCTGGTTACGCCGGAAACAGGATTTCCGGTGCGGCGGTTGTAGATCTGGATCGTCTTGGTCGCAGTTCCGTCGGTAAGATCGATGCTGATCGGCATGCGCGGAGTCTCAAAATACCGGCCGTCGGCCAGGACTGTGATGTCCGCCACGTGAAAATCGATGCGCAGATTGCGCGTGATCGGGGCGATGTGGATCTCGGCCTTCGTGCATGTGACACCACTACTGCCGGAGATGGCAGCTTCGCCGATGATGTCGTCGCGGTTCAGTGGCATGTCCTGGTGCTCCTAGTTGATCACGATGAAGTTGACGCGGGTTTCGGCGGTTGCCGCGGCATTGGCGGTGAGCGTGAAACTGCCGGACGCGGCAACGGCCACAACGGATTTCATCGTCGCGTCGGCCGTGGCGACGGTGGCGATGATGATGCTCGAGGCGGTGACACGGTTGTTGGTGACGACTAGCGAGGTCGCGCCGGCGGCGAAGTTGACGCTGCCGACCGACTTGTTGATCGTCTGCGCGCCAGTCGTTCCGCCCGCGGTGACTGTCTTGTCGAGGATGATGTCGCCGTAAATCTGCGTCTTGGTGTTGCTTGATGCGCCGATACAGGTCGTGTTGGATCCGATGCCTGTGGCGTTGTAGCCGAAGACGTTTTCTGCGGTGACGCCGTCGGCTGAGGCTTTTGTCGAAGCGCCGATAAACACGCAGTTTGACGGCGTTGCCAGCGCGGTCGATCCATCTGCAAGATAACGGCCGGCGTTGAATCCAAATGTGCTGTTGGAGGAGCCCGTTGTGATGTTGCGGCCAGCATCACGACCGAAATTGCTATTACTGTTTCCGGTCGTGATGCCGTAGCCCGCGCCCACTCCAACGTTGATATTACTGTAACCGGTCGTGATGCCGTAGCCCGCGGTCACTCCAACATTGCTATTACTGTAGCCGGTCGTGATGCTGCGGCCAGCATTTACGCCAACGTTGCTATTACTGTGTCCGGTCGTATTGCTGTAGCCCGCCGCTGCGCCAACGTTGCTATTGCTGTAACCGGTCGTGATGCCGTAGCCCGCGGTCACTCCAACATTGCTATTACTGTAGCCGGTCGTGATGCTGCGGCCAGCATTTACGCCAAAGTTGCTATTACTGTGTCCGGTCGTATTGCTGTAGCCCGCCGCTGCGCCAACGTTGCTATTACTGTAACCGGTCGTGATGCTGCGGCCAGAGTCACGGCCGAGTGCCAGATTTGATCTGCTGAAAGATTGCCGTATCTCCAGCGCTGGCGTTCCACTCTCCGTAGTACCGAGAACGACAGGGTGCGTCCCGAGCGTCACAGCACTCAGCGAAACGCGATCGATTGCCCCATTGAAATCAGTGGTCGGCGTGATCGCCAGTAATACCGATCCGGTAGCCCCAGCCACGACTGATCGCGACAATGTCGCCGTGAAAGAAGTTGCGGCACCGCTTTCGACGACGCTTACAGCACCGAGCGCGATAGCGATGGAACCTGCCGTCCGCCCGGTGATGACTATATCGAGTTGGTACGTAGAGCCGCTGACCACAGTAACACTTTGTTCCAGCGTCGCCGTGCCCGAGGAATGCAGCGCCCCGCCAGACGACCATGACCAACCAGCACCCGCCGTCCATCCCGACAGATCGCTATCAAATGATGGATTGGTGATCAGCTCACTGCCGAGCGTAGCCGTTGCTTGCGCATCTGTCGGGCCTTCCAGCACGTATCTGCCGGCTGTACCGGTCAACGTTACGACGCCAGCCGACGACACGACGGCAGACAGGTAGTTGCTGGCGTCGTAGCCCAGCCGGAGCTGCTCTGTCGCCGACAGGGAATGCACAGTCGCTGACGGAGTCAGCGTGCCGATGCCGAGACGGTTGTTTGCCTCGTCGTACTCGGATGCAGCCCCGAGAATGATGGCGCCTTTTGTCGCGTGCGCCGTGCTGCGCAGAGTGAGGTTTTGCCCTGCAGTTGTCCCGCCATTGATCGTCTGGCCGCCAGACGCTCCAGCCAACAACGGGAAAATCTGCGCCAACGCCGCTCTCATGTTGGCCCATGAAAACTTTCTCAGAACGCTCGACACGGACAATGCGATCAGGTCGACATCCTGCGGAGACGTGACATCAGCACCTGCGACGACCAGTGCGCCAATGGTTGAGCCAGTTTCTGCCGGCGCCAGCGTCAGCACTTCGGTTTGCGTCGTGTACTGGGGGTGAGGATCCCCAGCAACGACATGCGCAGAGATGGCTTCATCAGCCGCAGCAGCAACGGCTTGCGCATCTGCCAGGCGATACTGAATCGACGCCGGATCGACGGATCCGGTTATTCCGACCGTATCCTGAATCGCCACGACTGCAGAATTGAGCCTCGAAATGGCGGACGACAGCGGGACGGCCGGATCGTTTTTCGGCGTCGTTGGCGTCGGATTGACGAATGAGTCTTTTGCCGTCGGGAATGTACTCATGACACCTTCACCAAGCTGACGACCATTTCAGAGAAATTGATTTGTCGCGGATGGCCGACAACGGCGTATCTTCCCTGCACCACATCAAGGACGTCGTCCGGCCGTAGTTGTGGCCCGACCACGTAGCGCATGGAGTGCGTCGTCGTCATCGCCACGCCAAATGCCTCAATGCCGACCGTGTCGAAAATGCCGACAATCGAAAAAGCGACACTTTGTGGATCCGCCGGCGTAACTGTTGCCTGCACCGCGAATTCATCGAGCGCGTAGAACTCGGAGATGTCTCCCGGATCGGCCCAAGACGGACCGATGAACGCTCCGTCATAGGTTGTCCATGGGTCATCGTATGGCGCCGGATCGTCATAGATTTCGACAGCCATGCTTCATGCCGCCTCGAGGCTCTCGACGCGCCGCGCCGGGCGCTCGGCGGCGAGGCGCTTCCGGATGCGATCGTGCTTGGGTGCCAGCGCGTGCAGCGTCATGCGCGCTACGGTTTCGGCACTGTAGCTGGCCATGCACGCCGATCCCTTGGTCTGGGTGTCGCGCGAGCAGAACGCACCGGCGACGTTGTGGATGCGGTGGCAGGGATGGCAAGCGACAGAATCCGGTGCGGTCAGGCTGGCCGTGTTGATCCATCCGGCCGTCAGGTTGCGCACCGACGAATGCGAGAGCATGATGATCTTCGGCATCTGCTCCATGGCGACGACGTTCGCGAAGACCGATTCGCTGGCGACGACCGCATCGACGTGCAGCGCCATGGTGGCGGCGAGGCGCAGCGGCCATTCCTGGCCAACGACGATGCCGTATTCTCGGTCGTCGATGACGACATCCTCGACGTCCGGCAGGTTGGCGAGGTCTCCGACGAGCAGCACATGGACGCCCCAGTCCGCCATGATGCGCAGGTACTCCTGCGCATGCGGCCAGCTCTTGAACGGCCCGCTGCCGACCGGCGAGAGCAGCACGGCAGGGCCGCGCAGCTTGGCGCGCGCGCCGACCGCCCATTCGCGCTCGGCGGCGCTCGGGTAGAAGCGCTGCCGGTTTGCGGCGCCGGACGGCAGGCCGGCATAGCAATGCACGGTCTCGACGTAGTTGTCGTCCATCAGCCGCGCCCGGACGTTGTGCGGCAAATAGAACGACTGCTCGCTTTGGTGCGGCAGCAGGCGGCCCTCGACGCTGCCATGCAGGTTGATCCAGCGATCGTACTTGACTGCCTCATGGCACCAGTATTCGACCGATTCCTCGTCGTTCAGGATGTTGCGCGGCAGGACGCGGAAGGCGGCGATGTGCGGGTCGTGCTTGAGGATTTCCAGCCCGTTCTCGGCGCAGTACACGGTGACGGAATAGCCGGCGTCGTGCAGGTGCGCGGCGACTGATGCGGCCCACAGCGCATCGCCGTTGCCGCCCATGCGGACGAGCCCTGCGGTTTTCTGCGGCCGCGGCGCGCGCCATGGGTGCTGCTGGCCGGCGCCGGCGGTTTCCTTGCGGAAGACGAGCAGGAACGAATACTCGTCGGCATCGCCGCGCACCTGGTGCTCGATCAGCGACCAGTCGGGGAAGGCGAGCGAGCAGAAGTCGATGATCAGATCGGGCGTGAAGTCGTGCTTGTGGTCGGGGTTGGCGCCGGGCTGGCCGATTCGCGGGTAGAGGTCAGCGTGCGGCAGGTACAGGCACAGGTGCCCGCCCACCTTGAGCAGCCTCCACCACTCGCGCAGCGCGCCGTGCCAGTCGGCGATGTGTTCGAGCAGGTGCGCCGAGAAGATGTTCTCGGCCGAGGAGTCCGAGAAGATCTGCAGCGCGCCGCCGTCCGGGACCAGCAGATCCGGCTTGATGTACGAGCCGAACAGCGCCGAGTCGCGGCAGTTGTCGATGCCGACCAGGTGCGGCCAGACCTTCGCCGGCCCGCAGCCGATGTCGAGGCCGCCGCGGGCGAGGTACGGCAGCACCTCGTAGCGGATCTTGCGTGCCTCGTAGCCCTGCGATGTGGATGCGGTCCAGACCATGTGTTCAATCCCCCCGGATAGTGCGAATGAATGGCTCGCCGCCCCCGGCGTGGAGGTGCCTCGCCCGTTGGTCCCGCAGGGTAACGGGCGGGCGAGGCAGGGGGGGGAGCACGAGAGACCCTTGGTTCAGTCGATCAGCCGGCCAGCAGGTCGTCGATCTTGGCGAAGCAGCCGGGCAGCCGGACGCCGAAGTCGGCGAACTGGTTGAGCGTGATCTTCACCTGGCCGGTGTCGGCCTTGGTGTAGGGATCGACGGTGATGTCCGGCGCGCCGAACAGGCCGAGGATGCCTTCCGACCAGTCGGACCCGAAGATGGCGGCCGAGCAGACCGTGGTCGAGGTGCCCTTGGTCAAGTTGGCCGGGACGTTGTTGGACACGGCGGCGCGGTAGCCGTTGAGCGGGAACGCGCCGGGCTGCCAGATCATCGGCAGGTTGGTGCCGAACTGCGTCTGCTTCAGCTTGCCGCGCGTGCGGGTGTTGATCAGGTAGCCGGCGCGGCTGTCCGGCTCGGCATTGGCATTGGCGCACGCGGATTCCAGATCGACGAAGTGCGACCACGCCGGCGCGAGGCCGTTGGTGCCGCCTACGACCGTGCCGATGCCGGTGGTATTGCGGATGCCGGCGTATTGCGGGCTGGTGCCGTTGCCGTTGATCGCCAGGTTTTCGATGACCACCGCGGCGCCCATGACGAGGTCTTCGCGGATCATGCCCTCGATGGCGATGGCCGACTGGATGATGGCCTGCTTGCTGGTCTCGACGAATGCGCCAACGCGCTTCGGCGAGAGCGTCAGCTTCGCGGTGACCGGGTTGGTCTCGCTGGCCGAGCCGATTTCCGTCAGGGTGCCGATGGTGCTCGCCGTGGTCTTGCGCGGGATGTCGATGGTCGAGGTGAGGCCGCCGAGCACGCGCACGCCAAGCTGGCCGAGCACGAGCTGGTTGCGCAACACGTCGGCGAACAGGTCGCCACGCAGTTCGGTCGGGACCAGGTTACCGGCTTCGGTCGTCGTGCCGACGTTGAAATCCCGCTTCATGGCGAATGCTTCGGCCGGGACGAAGAAGCCTTCGGCGCTGCGGCCGAGGATCTTGGCGACGGCTTCCGAGCACTCGCGCTCGAGGCCGGCTTCACGCCAGTCGCCGAGGAGCTGCGCGCGGATGGCGCGGCCGAGGCTGTAGTGGCGGGATTCCTTCTGCGACATGCCTATGGCGACGCCGACGCTGGTGTCGGTGTGGCGAGACTGGACCTTCTCGATGATGGCATCCTTGACGCGATCGACGCTCCAGCCTTCGCGGATCCACTGCTGCAGGTCGTTGGGGCCGAGGTAGCGGGCATACTGCGCGCCGATCGACATCAGGGCGTCACGCCGCTCGATTTCGAGTTCGGCCGGGGATTTGTCAATGCTCATGGTCTTGGTTCCGGTTATGATGACCGGCGCTGCGGCCGGCTTGGTTGGCTCTTGCTGCCGGGCGGAGCCGGCGACTGCTTGCGGATCGTCGATGGTCTGCGCGGGCATGACGCCAGCCCGGCCGACGCCGACCGTCGGATCCGCGGGGATCGGCACGATGGATGCCTCGAAGGGCGTCCACTTCGTGACGAGGTACGTGGTCAGGCCCGATTCGACGTGCGCGGCTTCCTGGCCGGCGCGCGTGTCGAGTTCCTGCCCGGATTGGTGGCGCACGCTGCCGGCCTGCTCGAGGCTGCGCAGATGCGCGCGGAATTCGTCTCCGGTGAAGGTGCGCGTCGGCTTCCACTGCGAGAAGTCGGCGGCGTCGCCCTGCTCCGGCCGTTCGATCTCGACGATCTCATCGACGAGATAGCCGACGCTGACAAGCTGCCGGATGCCGTCGGCGACGTCCTGGCGGATTTCCTCGGCGCGCTGTGCGCGGGAGAAGCGCGCGGTGACGCGCAGGCGGCGATCTTCGATGCGCGGATCGAGGACGACGCCGATCTGCTCGTCGGTGTCGTGGTTCAGCAGCAGCGGATGCGCGTTGTCGGCCAGGCGCGACAGGTCGATCGCCTCGCGCTTGTGCGACAGGATTTCGATGCCGAACCAGCGCTCGTATGGCTCCTCGCTGCTGATCGCCAGCTCGATCGTGCGCGCATCGGCGTCGATCTGCTGCGGGCTTGGCTTGGCGCGGAAGGTGCGATGCGAGAGGGCGTTCATCGATCGGCTGCTTTGGGTGGTGATCAGTTCGCGCACAGTTTGGCGATGTCGCAACGGCAAGTTAAGGCAAAAAATGTCCGCATCAGGGCGGCGGCTGGTCGGCGGCGACGGCCGGCGCGGCTGGCTCGGGCGATGCGGCCAGGCCGGCATCCTCAAGCTGCTGCTGCTCGTCTGCGAGTTCGTCGACGAGGTCGTCAAACTCGACGCCCTGCTCGGCCGTGATGCGCGTGCGGCTGGTGAGTCGCGCTGCCAGCAGCACCTGGTTGGCTTGGCCGTCCTTGAGCGGATCCACCCACTGCCAGCGGCGGCCGCGGAAACTGGACGCGAGCACGAATTTCTGCAGGCGGTCAGCCGGCAGCACGGAGCCGGACTGCGGGAAGGTGATCTGCCCCATCAGCAGCGCCATCGCCAGCCATTCCTCGTAGATCGGCTGCACGAAGCTGCCGATCAGCCAGTCCTGCAGGATCATCCACGCCTCGCGCTCGGACAGCTCGGCGATGCGGGCCGAGCTGTAGTTGACGTCGGTCATGTCGCCAGTGAGGTTGTGCGCCGCGACGTCGAGGCCGGCGGCGAGGCCGCGCAGGCAGGCTTTGAGGAACGGGTCGAAGTTGGCGTGCGGGTACTCCGGGTTCCAGGAGTTGAGGCGGTATCCGGGCGGCAGTTCGAACATCTCGCCGGCTTCGACGTTGATCTGCCCGATTCCGCTCGAGCTGCGGCCGTCGAACATCATCGACGAGGCGTCGAGGCTGTCTTCGCTGCGCTCGATGGCGGCGATCTTGCTGGCGCCGATCTGCGCGGCGGTGACGGCGGCTTCCTCGAACTTGTGGAGCGTTGCTCCGCGCAGGATGACGGCATGCATCCACGTGACGCCGCGCACCTGCTCGGCGCGATCCGGCAGGTAGATGTGGCAGAGGTCGGCGGCCGGGATGCGCTCGACGACGCCGGCAGCCATGGCGAACGATTCGCCAGGGTGCGAGGTCTTGACGTGGTACGCGACTGGCCGGCCGAGGGAATCGATCTCGACGCCCTGGCGGATGGTGTTGCCGTTCTGCAGCCGCATGTTGAGCGTGTCGTCGAGCCGGTCGGACTCGAGGAGCTGCAGCCCGATGCCGTATGGCAGCGAGCGGTTGCGGATGATTCGGACGATGGCCTCGCCATCGCGCGCGACGGCGCGCACGATCGTTCGCAGCACGGCATACAGCGACTTGTGGCGGCCGGTGACGTCGGCCGACTTGCCCCACCGCTCCCAGTGCTGCTCGATGGCGTCGTTCGCAGCCTTGTCGAGCGTCGCCGGCCGGTCCGGGTTGCGCGCGTCGCGCAGGGCGCGCACCTGCAGCTTGGGGTTTTGCCGGCCGACGATGTTGATGGCGCAGAGAGATAGAAAGCGCCTGCCGTGCTCGTTGTTGGCCGCGAGCTGCCGCGCGCGGGCGCGCAGGATCGGCAGGGCGCCGTCGAGATCGGCATTGATCGATCCGGACCAGTTGGCGAGGCTGGATTGCAGGCGGCCGACGGCGGCGCCGGCGAAGCCGTAGGTGCTGGAGCCGCTTCCGGCCAGCGACGACGCCCAATCGCTGCGCCCGAGCAGCATGCGCCAGGCGATGCCGACGCGATCGAGCAGGCGGGCCGGGGTTCTCAGGTCCATGTGCGTGGCCTCAGGTGCGGAACTGGATACGGCCGCGGCTGCCGATGCCGGCGGCAACGCGCGCGGCGTTGTCTTCGGCGATGACTTCCTGCCGGTATGTCTGGCGCAGCTTGATCAGCTCCGGGATTGGGATGTAGCGCATCTGGCGATCGCCGATGACGTAGCTCGCGACGGCCGGGCTCTTGTTCTCGATCCAGGCTTCGATGGCGGCCAGCGCTTTTCGGGCATGCGAGCGGGTATCGAGGACGTCGGTGGCGCCGCCGGCGCGCAGGTCCGGCTCGACGGTGACGATGCCGGATGCGATGGTGTAGGACTCGCCGCCGACGTTCTCCACCCAGGCGGTCCACGCGTAGTCGCCGGCGATGTAGCCGCCGGTGGTCGCGGCCGACACGGTAACCGAGTGAGCGGCGCCGGCAGCGATTGCTGTGACCTGGAATCCGGGCAGGATGTGCGACTTGAAGCGGTATTTCAGCGTCCAGGTTGGCGCCGGATAGTCCGGAAGGCTTTTGGTCCAGCGCCAGGTGTCACCGGCGCGCAGGGAGGAAGGTTCAGTCGTCGGGATGTCGGGCATCTGCGGCAGCGTCTCGCAACGGGTCGGCGCGCAGCGCGACATGCGCAGCGCGAGAATCGCGACCCATTGTGGCGACTGGCAGCAGGCAAGTTAAGGCAAAAAACGTCCGCGCGTCAGCGCTTGATGCGCCGGAACAGCTCCATCGCCGCGACGATGCCGAACGGCCCGCCGCAGAGGTAAGCGGCGATCTCGATGCCGCTGGCGTCTGGAGCCAGCTTGAACAGGATCAGGTTGGCGGTGCCGATGGCGAAGGAGTTGAGGAAGGCGGCAAAGCGGTGTCCGGCATTGACGACGAGCGACTGCAGGCCGAGGAAGAAGACGAGGCAGAAGGTTGAGGCGAGGAGGGCTAGGGCGGTCATGTTCGCTTCATCAGTTGTTTCCAGAAAGGAAACAACTGATGTCGAAGGCTGGTTACATCACAGGGCCACAACCGCGCAAGCGCCAGCGGAAAACCGCGCTGCACGTTTCGTGGCTTTCGGCCGCCCTTCACCGACCGACTCCAGCAACAGAGTGCGAACCATCTCGACAGCCGCAGCAACACAGGCCTCTGAAACCTGAATCTTGCTCAGGCCGGAGCGTTCCTCATCAAAGACCCGCAGACCGCGCGCCAGCGCCTCGCGCGTATTCCCGGCGTTGGCCTTCAGAGAATCCACTTGCCGCACCAGAGCCTTTGAACACTGCGTCATCTCATCGAATGCCAGCAGGCACAGGGAGCGGTACTGGCCCAGCACGAACGTGCTGTCGCCGCCGTTCATGATGGTAGCCGCAGCAGCCAGGCGCATTGGTGCAGACGAGTAGTATCGCCGGGAACTTCCGCAGTATTGGACCAAGTTCGTCAATGCGTCAGCCAGGCCGCCAGACGCGATTTCCTGTACCTGCGGCGCTGTCACTCGGTTGGTACATCGAGCAATGCTCGTTGCAAGCCGTAGAGGCTCCGCCACTCTCCTGTCCCATCCGGTGATGTCGGAAAGGTTGCGGTTCACGCCCTGGTCAACTGCATCGAATGCGGCCGGGTCAAGGCCCACCGTCACCAGCATCGATATCGTCACGCCAGACTGTTCGCACGCCATCAGCCGGTGGTGCGCATCCCGCAGGACTCCATTCCAGTCGAAGGCGGCCCCTTGGTGCGTCAGCTTCCATTCGCCACTCCGCTGGGCGGCGGCCAGCATGTCAACGTGCCACCTGCGTATCTGGCGGTTGCCAGCACTGGTCGCCAGCATCTGCGTCGCCATTGCAGGCGTCACATCAAGTTCAAACGTCTTCACTGTTCTGCTCTTGAAACTCATGCTATTTTCTCCATCAATGCACCTTGCCTTTGCGGTCAAGAGGACCGTGCTCCTGCGGCTTCCGGCCGCTTACCTCAAACCTTGCTGCCCAGCACCATACGGCCGACTCGTCTGACCTGTCGCTCCGACAGGCCGAGCGCCTGCGCGGCCTGTCGGGTGGTCGCCGCGGCGGTGCCGAGCGTTCCCATGTCGTAGGCGTGCTGCGCGCGCGGCAGACGGGCGATGTAGATGCGCTCGCCCGCATACTCGCGGCGCACGAGGATTTCGCCGATGCGCGCGGCTTCGAGCGGCGTCTTGCCTTCCGCCAGCGCCTTCGCGATGGCTGATGACAGGTCTTGCAGCATGTCCATTACCTCCACGGTTGAGCGTTCCCGATGCGCGCGACGCGCCGCACGGCTGGCGGCTTGTCCTGTTCCGGTCCGCCTGGCTGCGCCGGCTGCTGCAGGATGCCGGCGAGCCGGTGCGCGGCCAGCGCGAGGATCAGGCAGTCCAGCGCCTCGTTGCGCGGCCGGATCTGCACCCACTCGGCGAACGGCCGGCCGTTGCGGACTTTGGTGCGCAGTTCCTCCGCGGCGAGCTGCGCGAAGTACTCCTCGTCAAAGGCGGCGGTCTGCGGGAAATGGATGTAGCCTGGCCCTGTCTTCTGCAGTCGCAGCCGGCTGTAGATGATGGCCTTGGCCTGGTCGACGCCGATCGGCTCGACCGGCTGGCCGCGCTTGGTGCGGTTGCGCAGCCGCATGCGGCGCTTGCGGTCGTCCTCGATGAGCGGCCGGCCCTTGCCGGGAATGCCCTTGGTCGGGATGGCCCACGGGCGGCGCGCGCAGAACGCCTGCACCATGCTGGTGTTGTAGCCGGCATCGATGCAGGCGGCGCGCACGCGCCAGTCGGCCAGGAACTCGGCCAGGCTTTCCCACACGGCCGGCTGCGCGGTATCGCCGGGCAGGATCTCGTGCTCGAGCACCCATGCCTGTTCGCCCTCTCCGATGGCGGCAACGGTGGCCTCGAGGCGGTCCTTCTGCACATCGACGCCGGCGACGACGCGCAGCGGGCGGACGGTGGCGAGGATCTGCTCGGGATCCCACTGTTCGACGCGGGCGATGAGCGCATTGGCGTCCGCGCCGTCTCCTTCTTCCCGCCACACTTCGCCGAGGTAGGTGTTGATGAAGGCTTTGAGCCCGGCGGTGTCGGACTGCACATCGAGCCACTTCTGCGCGATCTTGATCCAGGTCAGGCCGAGGCCGACGGGCGCGTAGAGGGCGTTGATGTGGTAGCCGCGGATGAGCTTGATGGCCGGGCGCTCGGCGATCCACCGGCCGGACTCCAGCATCTGCGGCTTCGATCCTTCGCGAATCTCGACTCCGCATTCCGGGCAGACCATCCATGCGGCGGTGACGACCTTCTGCTCGGTGGCGGATTCGCCGTCTAGCGACGGCGCGGTCGCCCACCGCAGGTTCCGGAACTGCAAGTGATGATAGGTGCCGCAGTCCGGGCAGCGGACGTGATAGCGGCGGCGATCGCTGCGCCGATAGGCGTCGTCGATCCGGGACAGGCCATCGTTGGTCGGGGTGCTGATCAGCAGCGTCTTGGCGCGCGTAAAGGTGCGCTGCCGGTTCTCGATCAGCGTCATCGGGTCGCCTTCGCCGCCGACGTCCCATTTGTAGGCATCGACTTCGTCGCAAATGACGTAGGGCAGGTGGTCGCTGCGCAGGCTGTCGGCGCTGTTGGCTCCGGCCTTGATGATGCGGCAGTCGGATCCGTACTCCAGGATGTCGGCGCGGTTGGCGCTGCTGCGCGAGGCGCTGCGCACCAGATCGGCGAGCGCGGGCGACTGCTTGATTACCTTCGACAGCCTTGGGTTGAACGAGCGGTCCCGAAGCTCAAGCGACGGCAACACGACCATCATGTCGCGGTTGCCGAGGTGGTGCATGCAGTAGGCAATCCAGTTGAACATGGCCTCGGTGCCGCCGACGCCGGCCGACTTCTCGAAGACGACGAGCCGCGCCGGGCTGTGCTCGGATAGGTCGTCCATGATGTCGCGCAGGTAGGGCGTCATGGCGGTGCGCCACGGCCCGGGTGCGTTGGTGCCGCTGGTGAGCATGCGGTGACGATCCGCCCACTGCGAGACGGTGAGCAGGTCGCGCGGCCGGGCGCCACGGCGGAAACGGGCGCCGAATTCGGGCAGCGCGGTGGCGGCGCGCTCTGCCTGCTCGCCGACCTCGGCGAGCACCTGGTGCGCCTTTTCGGCGAGCGCGTAGTGCGCCGCGGTGTCGTCGTGGATGCCGGCGACGGCTTCCTGCAGGCGGCCCGGCAGCGCCTCGATCGCGGCGAGGACGACGCGCCGGACGGCCAGCGCGGCTGCGTGCAGAGATGCCGCCGGGCAGGTTGCCTGCCGCGCGCGATCGAGATCCTGCTGCGCCTGGCCGGCCAGCAGGCGGGCGCGATCGGTCTGGGCTTCGATCATGCGCGGCATGGGTGATCAGCTCCTGGCGGTGGCGATGGCTTTGTCGAGCGCGGCCTGGAATGCGGCCGGGAACGTCCTGGCAACAGACTCGTCGGCGATCTTCTCGAGGTCGAACTGCTGGCTGTAGCGGCCCGGAGAGGCGAACACGAACCACTGTTCGACGGCGCTGCCGGCGGCGCTGTCGATGCGCCGCCAGATTCCGGGCGCGAGGTGCGATGCGGCGGGATCGCCAGGGCGCACGACGAAGAAGCCGAGCGCCTTCTGTTCCTTGCCGCGACCGGCGCGGCGGTAGGACCGCAGGTTGCGCAGTCCGCGCTTGCTTGCCGCCAGGATGCCGACCATTTCCTTGACTTCGGCCAGCTTGACGTTGCCTCGGCGATCGAGCGGCGCGCGGCTGCCCGGGACGATCTGCTGGCCGGACGGCAGGATGCCGATCTGCTCGAGCCATCCTTCAAGGCGCTTGAAGCGGCGCACGCCGCCGCGAAACAGGTGGCCGATCGCCTGCTCGTATGGCGTGCCGCCGGCCGGCGCCGTCTTGAGGCCGACGACGGCCTGCTGCGTCTGCTTGGTGGCAGGGGTGACCTGGAAAGATCGCAGGGTGTAGGGCGTCGGCCCGCCGGAGATGTCGCTGCGCATTTCCGCCTGGATGGATCGATTGACGGCATGCGCGCTGGAGGTGAGCGCGACGGCCATGGCGAACGGGATCTGCGATCCGTAGCCGCGCAGAGCGGCCGTCAGCGCCGGCAGGTTTTCGATGCGCGCGGCGATCATTGCAGCCCTTTCTTCTGCGGCCGGGCGCAGAACGTGCCGCCTTCGCGGGCCACGTGGTCGCTGGTGCGGATGTGCGCGCAGGGCGACATCGGGGTGTGCATGCGCTGGCACCACTCCATGATCCGGGATGGCAGTTTGGCTTTCCGGTAATGGATGCAGCCGGCGGCGGCGCAGGCGTGCTGCGGTTCTGCGTGGTACTTCATCGGGCGTCCTTGAGGTTTTCCGGCCGGCGCGCGGCGAGGAGTTGGTCGGCGGTGTAGCTGGCCGTCGGCGGCGGCTGCAGGCGCCCGAATTCGCGGCCGGCTTCGCGGGCGTGGAAGTCGGTTCCACCGGCCTGCGCGTTGCGCAGAGCAGCGGCGACGTCGGCGGCGTAACCGGCGGCGCGTAGGGCGTCGATGAAGGCGGCGACGATCGGCATGGCGGTGCGCAGGGAGCCGGGGCGATCAGTCATGCTTGCTCCTTCGTGGTCGAATCCCGCAGGCGGCGCAGGGCAGCCGGGAATGTGGCGCGCGCGGCACGGCGCAGCCGGGCGCATTCGGTTTCGATCAGGCGACGCCGGTCTGCTGCTTCGCGGTGCGCGGCGATCGGCGCGGCGAGCTGGTCGACCAAACGCTCAATCTGCGCCCGCAACGCGCTGCCGATGGCCTGCGCCTCAGCCAGCAGCCGGTCGCGCGGATAGCGCGCATGGGTGGCCAGCTCCATTGCCAGCGTGAGGCTGGCGTTTTCTGCCACGAGCCGGGCAATGCGCCAGGCTTGCATGGTTCCCGGCGCGGCCTCGACGGCGTCCTGCTCTGCGTCAGCGGCGATTTCTGCGTCGGCAATGGCATCGGCTTCGGCTGGGCTGGAAATCGCCGCAGGCGCGCACGCTGGCGGCACGACGGGGCGCCTGTTGGCATCGATGCGGGCGGCGACATCCGGCCGGCCGCCGTGCTTGCTGCGCTGCCAGTCTGCGCGTGCCTGAACCGGGTCGAGCAGGCCGTCGGCGGTCAGCGTCAGCCGGCCGGCGCCAATGGCGCGGGAGATGGTCGATCGGTTGACTCCGAGCAGCCTGGCGAATGCCGCAGGGGTCATCAGGTCGCCACTGTTCTTCACTTCCCGGATCCGATAGGAAAAACAGAATGCGCGCGCGCGATGCCGGCGTTCCGCACGCCCGCACGCCTGCCCGCACACGTGCCCGCACGCCTGTGACCCGCATGGATAGGCGCACCGCACGACCGCACGGGTGTACACGCGTTTACGCGAGAGATTCGTGCGCACGCGTTGACGCGCGTATCCTGCGTGTCGCGCGCATACGCACGTGGCTGCAAGCCGTGCGGTGCGTGCGGTTGCTTGAAAATCAAGCACTTAAGGCGTGCGGCAGGGCGTGCGTATGGCCGTGCGGCGGATTCAGGCCGTGCGGTCATGATGCGTCTCCCAGCGCGGCGGCCATCCGGAAAAAACAGTCGGTCATCCACTGCGTCTCGGTCTGGTCGGCGGGGCGGCGGTAGTCTTCGCCAGCCTTGGCGGTCGCTTCCATCGACTCTGCAGACGGGAGGACCATCCGCATGCGCCGCGGCGATCCGCTGTAAGTGGCGGTGTGAAATACGTCCTTGTGCATCAGCACCCAGCCGCGCATGCGCGAGACCTGGCTCGATAGGTGCATGTGCGCCCGCGGTTTTTCGCCGCGCGCGCCGCACCAGCGGCTGTACGCCAGATAGAGCTGGCCACTGGAGCACGGCGCGCACGGCCAGGCGGTTTCCAGCGCGGTCCAGTCGGAGAGAAAGCGCTCAGTCGATGATGCCGACAACTGCTGCACGGCCGCCTTGGCGGCGGTCATCGGCGGCTCGGTGTGCTCGTTGAAGTCGCCGAGATCAATGTGCAGCAGGTGATGATGCAGCGCTTCGACGGCGCCATTTGCCAGCGCATCGCCCAGGCTGCGGTAGAAGGCTTTCGAGAGCTTCGGCGGCGTCCAGACCACGAAATGCCGCCGGTCGCCGAATTCGATTACCTGCGGCTGCAGCTCGTTCGACAGGAATACGATGTTGACGTGGTTCCGCTCGTCGTGCGCGGCGACCTGCTTCGGATTGATGCGGATCCATTCGCCGGTAATGATGCCTTTGAGCTTGTTCTTCAGGTAGTACAGTTCATTTCGGGCGACGACCTCGTCGGCAACCAAGAACAGCTTGCGGCTGGCCCAATCGTTGAACTTGTCTTCAACTGCGGACTGGTCGATGATCCGGCCATAGTCGCCGTAGATCCGCTTCACCGCCTCGAAAAAGATATTCTTGCCGGCTCCCTGATCGCCGTGGAAGATCAGCGTCGAGCGCATCTTGGCGCCCGGGTGCTGGATGGGAAACGCCAGCCAGCGCAGGACAAACTGCAGGCATTCCGCTGCGTTTTCCTCGCCGCTGCAGAGGTACTCAAGAAGCTCTTGCAGCAGCGAGCAGTCGCCATCCTTCGGAACCGTCGGCCAGCCGCCCCAGAGATTGCATCGGACGGCTGAATCCTTCTCGGTCGGGTCGAAGCCGACCTCCGACAGCCTGGCTATCTGCCGGCCCGGGTGCTGCTTCCACTCGCGCGATGCATGGTCAGGCAGCAAGGCCAAAACGTCGGCCTTCGGGACGAGGCAATGCTCTTGCGAGTCGAAGTAGCAGCCGTTCGCGCCATACACCAGCACCCACTTTTCTACTGCCTCATCCAGCGTGTAAAGCGGCTTGAGCATCGGCCGCTGCGGACCGGCCCCTCCTCCCCCACTCGACTCCTGCGCCCGGGTACGCGCCCCGGCAACGCGGGAAGACCAGCCCAGCGCCGACAGGGATGCCATCACCTGCGATGAGACCATGTGCAGCCCGCCATCGGGCATCGTCGCCAGGTCGTTGAAGTCGGTCGCGCCCTTGTGCGTCCTGGTCGGCCGCTCTCCCGGGAAGGTCGGAATGCAGACTCCGCCCCGCACGGCCAGCGCTGCCTTCTGCGCCTCGATGATGCCGGTGTTCGGCTTGGGCTTGTCCTCGATCAACTGCCAGTCGTAATCGTCGTCGGCGCAGAACAGGAGCCGGACGCCGCGATGCGCCTTGGCGATCGCCTGCGCCACCGGCGACAGATTGTTGGCATCAAAAGCCACCACCACCGGCAGGCCGGTCGCCTGGTGCAGCGTCGCGCCGGTGGCGAAACCCTCGCAGACCAGCACAACGGCGCCCGGGTACGGAGCCCCGCCGATCGGGAAGAAATGCTCCCGCTTCGCCGCGCCGGCCGGCGTGAAGTCCTTGTCTCGACCTTTCCGACGCTTGACCGCGGGATCCGAATAGATGACCTGCAGGCAGCGGATGCGTCCCTTGACATCCATCGCCGGAACTACCAGGTTGCCGCGCTCCGAAACGCGAGCCCCGAACAGATCGCCAGGCGGCAGCCCCTTGCGCACCAGATACTCGCTGCGCCCGCTCGGCAGCATGCGCGCCCACCATCCGGC